CGAAAACAAAGACTTTTCGGGTCACAACGAATGCTATGACCGCGGTATCGAAATTGTGTTCAATGGTAGAGATCACTCATTCTCAAGCTCAAGCCTTCGCAAGCGTGTGGTAGCTGCCGAAACAGAAAAAGTATTGCTACAGAAATGATATTGTATGTAAATGGTTGTAGCCACACAGCGGCTGCAGAGGCAGTAATACCTGCGGTAATGGCGGTAGATGATGGTCGATATGGCATTGATCGTAGACCTCATCCACTCAACTTAGAAGCCAGCTGGGGCCGGCACTTGAGCCGAATGCTCAACACTGAATTTTACTGTGATGCCGAAACAGCAGCCAGCAATGACCGCATACTACGTACCACTACAGATTGGATCCATAATAATTATTCCCGCTTGTATGATACTGTGATGATAATTCAATGGACCACTTGGGAACGAGAAGAATGGGTGTATGAAGGCAAGCATTATCAAGTAAATGCTAGTGGTATAGATATGGTGCCACCAGAACTCGAACCTAGATATCGTCAGTACATACTGGACGTTAATTGGACTCAAAAAACAGATGAGTGGCACAACAAAATATGGCACCTACATTGTCGGCTAAAAGACCTTAATGTGCGGCATCTTTTCTACAGCGGTAATAGCACGTTTAGTGACATGCCAAATCAAAGAGATTGGCAAGGGCATTACATTGAGCCATATTCAAGAGAACACAGTTGGAATGCCATACTAAAAAACAACGGATTCGAGCATGTGAATCCCAAAAGTTATCACTTTGGAGCCAATGGCCATAGATTTTGGTCAGAATATGTGTTACAATACTTAAAGCAACACAAACTTCTGGACCGCCCTAATGAAATATCTACTGATTGATACTGCTAACATGTTTTTCCGAGCCCGCCATTCGGCACACAGGGCCAGCGACACATGGACTAAATTGGGCTTTGCGCTACACTTGACCATGATGAGTGCCAACAAGGTAGCTCGGCGTTTTGGTGTAGATCATGTGGTTTTCGCACTGGAAGGGCGTAGCTGGCGCAAAGATCACTACAAACCCTACAAAGCCAATCGTGCTGTGGCCCGTGGTGCCATGAGCGAAACTGAAGCAGAAGAGGACAAGTTGTTTTGGGAAACCTATGATGAGCTGACTAAATACTTGTCTGAGAAAACAAATTGTAGCGTAATCCGCTGTGCCACAGCAGAAGCGGACGACATCATTGCCCGCTGGATTGCACTACACCCCCAAGATGAACATATTATTGTCAGCAGTGATTCAGACTTCGTTCAGTTGGTTGCACCCAATTGTCAATTATACAATGGTATAAACGATCACCTGTTCAGTGTTGATGGCGTAACAGATGCCAAAGGCAACCAATTGAGTTTTACAATCGAAAGCAATTCAAAGATCAAAGTAGGCAAAGCCGACAAGAGCTTTGTGGCTCCGACTGATTATCAGAAGTGGGTGTTGTTCTTGAAATGTGTGCGCGGTGATCCTGGTGACAATGTGTTTTCGGCATATCCTGGTGCCCCTGTAAAAGGCACAAAGAATCGTGTGGGTATTACAGAAGCATTTGAAGATCGCAACAAAAAAGGATACAATTGGAACAATCTCATGTTGCAACGTTGGTCGGACCACGAAGAAAAAGAACACAAGGTGCTAGAAGATTACGAACGCAACGTGACCTTGATTGATCTCACAGCACAACCGCAGGCAGTGAAAGATATCGTGGATGCTGTGATCCGTGAACAGATCAGTGACAAAGATACAGGTATGGTAGGCGCACACTTTCTCAAGTTCTGCGGCAAGTATGAGCTTACCAAGCTGAGTGACCAAGCTGAACCCATTGGTCGTTGGCTGAATCAAACATATCAAGGAGCATTAAAATGATCATAGCAAAACCGGTAATTGACAATCAATACTGGATTCTCAAACAAAACAATCAAAAGATTGGCAACATTGAAGCCAGTGCAGATGGGTATGTTGTAAAAATACAAAATCAAGTATCCAACTACAAAACCATGCCCATGGTTAGAGAAGTGATTGACATCACTTTTGAACCTTCTGAAACAGTAACACCACCGCCCAATGATTCAGTTCACGGATATGAAACTGGATGTAAGACCTACAACGGATTGTGGAATGTGCGACTGAAGTTGCCATTGTTTACCAAACAGGAAAAATCCAAGTCGTGGTTTGCGGCTGGTTGGTACACAGTAAAGCAACATCGTTCATGGAAAATTGTGCGTAATCCCAAACTGATTGCACTTGAGCGTTACAAGTATCAAGGTCCATTTTACACCAAGGAACAGGCAAGTGCATCGGTTTGATATTGCAAGTTTTGGTGATAGTTTCATTTATGGAACAGAACTATCTGACAATGATGACGGTGCTCAGGCCTGGCCGGCCCTGGCTGCAAAAAATTTAAATTGTTCTTACAAAACATTTGCTGTTCCAGGATGCAGTAATGACAATATTGCAAGACAAATTTATTCTTATTATAGCAATCCAAATAATGCAGGTACACTGGCAGTTATAAATTGGACTTGGTTGCATCGTTGGGATTTTTATATGGTAGCACATGAAAAATGGATCACACTAGGCGAGACGTGTGTCCCTGAAAAACTCATGCAAGACATCAACGCAACCGAAGCTCACCGAGTAGTTGATTTTTATAATGATTATACCAACAGTAGTTTAGTTTGGAATAAATTTCGAAACTTACAAACTATCTATGCTGTGCAAAACTTTTTAAAAAATCAAAATATAGTTTCTATTCAAACATGTATGGATTACCATCTATTGGATCAATCAATGCATGCCCCAGATTACATACAAGTATTGCAGACTCAAGTTTCAAAAGAAATATTGTGGTTTGACGATAAAAACTTCTTAGATTGGTCTTATCACCATCGGTATGAAGTAACCTCAATCGGGTTGCATCCGTTAATGGATGCACACAAAAATGCCGCGGCAATGTGGCAACCGATATATAAATTAAAGCTAAAGGAAATCAATGACTAATCCATTTAAAGATCAACAAATGTTTATGTTGGCATCAGGCCAGACCACTGGGTTTGAGAACATCGATCAGTATAAACTTTACCACACTCTCATCAAAGAAGAAGTGCAAGAGTTAGAAGATTCAACCACAAGAGAAGATGATGTTGACGCATTGATTGACATTTTGGTTGTTACAATTGGCGCACTACATTCAATTGGTGTAGATGTCGAAGGTGCGTGGAAAGAAGTACACGGTAGTAACATGGCCAAAATAGATCCAACTACCGGCAAAGTATTGCGCAGAGAAGATGGCAAAATCCTCAAGCCCGAAGGCTGGCAACCGCCCAGTTTGAAACAATACTTGCGATGAGTCTACATATTAATCGGTTCATTGACTCGATCAAGGCAGCAGAAAGCCGTGGTCAAAAAGACCTTGTCATGCCCATGCGTGATGCCAAAGACTTGCATGGCGATATAACTAAGTTATTATTAGTTCTTGAGCAATCACGTAGTCAACAGGCTACAGCAAATGATCCGATTGAAGTAGTTTTGTCTGGCGGCAGCTTCAAATCTACATAGTTATTGGGATAAATAAACACGGAGTTTATCTATGTCAAGACCAAAGCCACAGGTGTTAATCGAAATCACCAACAAACAAACCTACAAGACCGAACAGGTGTTAGCCTCAGAAGGGGTGTGGGCAGTTTTTTATGACAACAAACCAATCAACTTAAAAACTTCAAACATGCTTACTCAGTATCCTGGACCCAAGTATAAAAAAGTTAGTTTTTCAAATCCTGGACATGCAAAGAATCTAGCTCGCAAACTCAACACACAGTTTCAGACCACAAAGTTTTCAGTGGTGCTCTTAAAGTCCGGGGATACTGTGTATCCCAATGCTAACTAAACAACAAATTACTGAATACATATTAGGAGGTCTTCCTGAAGACGACCGTCCCACCTATGACGAAGCTTGCAAGGCATGGTGGATGAATTTTAGAGATGGTGGTGGCATGCGATTGACTAATGCTGGTTTTATGGCATTTGCAACATGTGACTTAGAAACCTATGCATTTGATTCTCCAACCAGTTTGGTTGTGATTTCAAAACATTTGTTGACCTTGGACAAAAAATTAGATTGTCCCTACTACATCAAAATTGGCAAACGTCCACAAATCATTTTGTTTGGCAGCAAACAGGCTGTGATGTTGGCCATGTACGGCGACTTGGAAAAGTGGCTGACCTTTTTAGATCGGACCTAAATGTATTGGAACAATCCTTTAATTGAAGCACAGTGGCCCGGCACTCAGGATCCTGTACAAGACAGCTTGCACAATAGCACACACTGTTTGTTTTGGAATCCGCATGCTGAGTTTCAAAACTTGCCCACCAATCAGCGACTTGGCGATCTATGCCGCTGGGCCATGGAATGGCTTACATGCGATGGCATAGATGATTTTGCAGCGGATGCTCGCAATCACTACGACATTGCTAACTTGGTCAAGTTGAATCTTTGGATACATGATATTCGCGCACAAGGCATTGTTAAACCTTGGTTGTTGTTGGATACAGATGGCATGTTGGTGCCAGGCACCGGAGACAGTAGACTACGATGTTTGGAACGCATACCAGAAATTAAAACTGTACCTGCGTTCATAAGCACACATGCCAGCAGGGCCGATCAATATCAACATTTACAATCAGTGACCACACTGGAACAATTTGCTGGATTATGCGGTGCTCGGCCAGGGCAGTTGTTTACATTTAGACTTACTGATCCCACAGCGCCATTTGGCATGTACTGGTACGAATACAACAGTGATCAAACCAGATGGGTCACACCCAGTGAATCAGATTGTGTGCAGGCTTTTGTGGCCTATGCCCACACACATCCAGGAATTGACTTTACTCCCGAGTGGTTTGATCAGTTAATTGACTGGAATCAATACCACAATATTTTAAAAAAGTAGCCGACTGAATCTGTTTCCATTGTGCAAATCGATCAGTGGACGCAGGAATATCCACTCCCAACCAAGGCAAACTGTCATTGCAATGCCCTGCAAATCCTTGCTTGGGCAACAGTAACTCTTTGGGCCATTTACGCAAAAACTTGTTTTGCAACAGAGGTTTGCCTTGCCGCAAATGCCAAGGCAAGTTGAGAGCAAACTTTACAATCTTAGGATGCATGAATGGCGAGCGTGGTTCTATACTGTGTGCCATGGTCATGGTGTCTACACCTCGTGCATCAACTGCTGTAATCTGCACAAGATAATCCATTAGTAATGTGGCAGCACCTGCATGACCTTGCGAAGCAGACACACATTGATTCCATAACCGTTGACTATCTGTGTCAGCCGGATCAAATTGACTGTAAGGGCTTGCAGATGTGACTGTGGTGAATTGCATTGTTTGATATTGGTTATAGCCACCAAACAGTTCGTCTGCACCTATGCCAGTAAACAAAATTCGTTGTTGACAGTGATGTGCAATGTGCCATTGGCCCACAAAACTCCAACTCTGCACAGGCATCTGTGAACATTGGACAATGTCAATGTAGTCTTGCGCCCAGTCACGTTCGGTCATAGGTAACTCGACAAGTCTCCGGCACTGTTGGTCAGTCAAGAACTCTCTAACTCTAGTGCTCACAGTGTCTTTGCCTTCGCACACTGTGGTATACAATCCAGTAAACTCTGGTATGGCAGCCAATATAATTCCAGAGTCCACGCCACCACTAAAGGTCAGACCTGCAGGTTCTTGTGGGCGCATGTCTGCTATGACTTTGTCAAATATCCAATCAAATTCTTCTTGAGCTTCACCTTCACTCACGGATTGCGGATCAAGTGCCCAATCAAATATGCTGTCAAGTTGGAAACTTGCGCCAGTTTCGGTATACAATTGACCTGGTGTGATTCTTTCAATGCCTTGGTAAGGTGTTTGGCTGATGGTGGGCCAGTGCTTTTGTGTCCAGGATTCAATGTGAATTTTGGGTTGCACATAGCACAAAATTGCCGACACTTCACTGCTCACAATCAAAATGTCATCATCTTGATAACGATACAAACAGCGTTCGCCTTGTGGATCGGTTGCAAATCTCACTGACTCAAAATCAGTATACACCCAGGCCCACGGGCCTTCAAAGTAAGGAAACTTCTTGTAGTTTTGTTCTCGCACTGTGCGATAAACCAGTTCGGTGTCTGTACTGTATTTGCCAAACCAACGATAGTTGTATACTTCACCGTTGTAGGCCAAAAAGTCTGATCGTGGGCGATGATAAAACTCATCTTCGCCTGTGATGTGTAGCACAGTCTGTGCTATGAAAACGTTGTTGTGATGTCGGTAGTGTGTAAAATCTGGCCCACGAAATTTGATCTTGTCAACTGCCTGTAGGTGTAGGTCAAGGCCAAGAGGCCGCTGACTTTTCACAAACAATACACCACACATTATTTTATTCGCTCGACAACTTGTGCCCACCACTGAGCAAAATCTGCAGGCCAAGTCTGTTTCATTTTGGCCAACTGCTGTTGATTGTGACTGGCAGCTTGTTGACCACGCAGTTGAACTTGTTCAAATGGCAACTGTTTCATGGCTTCCACAGACTCATGCCCATCTCTTACAAAGTCTACCATGCGATCTCCAAACTCCCCAGTTTGCTGTTCTAA